GGTATTAAATGTATTTTCGATAGAAAGTTTAATGGAACAATTAAAACATCCACAGTAACCAGAAATAAAACAGGGAAATATTTTATTTCAATTTTAGTTGCAGAGAAAGTAGTAGAAAATATTCCAGTAATCCCAGATGTTAATAAAACGCTAGGAATAGACTTGGGGATTAAAACCTACGCAACATTTTCAGATGGAACGAAAATTGAGAATCCACGACATTTAAATAAAAGATTAAAACAACTAAAGCGGGCCTCTCGCAGACACTCGAAAAAGAAAAAGGGGTCTAAAAATAAAGAAAAATTAAGAATTAAATTAGCTAGAATATATGAAAAAGTAACAAACTGTAGGCAAGATTTCCTACACAAATTAACAACGGGTATAGTCAAAAACCAAGATTATACGTCAATTGCAATTGAAGATTTAGATATAGCGGACATGGTAAAAAATCCTCGTCTAGCTAGACATATTCAAGATGCTGCTTGGAGAGAGTTTAGACGACAATTAGATTATAAGTGTGGATGGTATGGCAAAAATCTATTAGTAATTGGTCGCTTTGATCCATCTAGTAAATTATGTTCTTGTGGAAACCTTAATCAAGAATTAACTCTAAAAGACAGAATGTGGACATGTTATTCCTGTGGAACGACTCACGATAGAGATATTCTAGCGGCAAATAATATCAAGCATTTCGCATTTTGTAAACAAAATTCAAGCAAAAATAAGAAAATTTCGGTAGCGCGGGTGTCGCGCAAACCTATTAGTCGAAAGACTAGTCAAACGCTTGGGGATTTCTATGTTAATAGAAAGGTGAACCAAGAAGCGATAACGATTTAATTCGTAGCGACTCATTAATATGGCGCAGAAAAAAATAGCACGAACTGATTATTAACAGGAGAAATCCTTAAAAATCAGCACGACCATTACAGAAATCGGGCCAACCTTATTAAACATTTTCAACAAATCACTATCGAAGAGGCCACCGATATTACTAAGAAAATTTTAGAAGACCGCAAATTAAAAAAAGGATTAAAATTTGCTTTATATTCTACCGAATTAAAAACTATCGTAGCCCCCTCTATTGCATTATTACAAAAGCTAGGAATTGATTATAGTAAGATTTGTAAGGAATTATCTCTACAGGAAAAATTTAATTGTGATGTCCTGTCATTTAAAATGAAGGATATATCTCTGAATCAGATTATTATTGATACTAGAGAGCAAGACCCAATTCATTTCGAGGACTATAAAACGGTTAAACAATGTTTGAAAGTCGGAGATTACTGCGATGAAGAAGATGTCACCAATAATGTGACGGTAGAACGTAAATCTCTTAGCGATTTTATCGGGACTTTATCTGCGGGATATGATAGATTTTGCCGAGAGATAGAGCGTGGGATGGCTAGTAAAACAAAGATTATTGTTTTGGTAGAATATTGTCTATCTAAGTCCGTATCATTTAATTATCTTCCCCAATGCCGCTTTACTCAGTCCCGTCCAGAATTTATTTTTTCAAGAATGCGAGAGTTGATGCAAAAATACTCGAACATTCAATTTCTCTTCGTTAAAGGAAGAAAAGAATCTGAAAGAATCGTTCCAATTATTTTGAAAAACAAAGATATGATTTTCGATTACGATTTACAACTTCTATATGAGAGGCGCATACTATGATAGAATTCGGAAGTCATTCGAAGGAAACTATCGAGAGATATTCCAATAAAAGATTTAAAGAATTAGAGGGGTATTTATCTCAGGAGGATTCAGGGAGAAGTTTGGCAGATTTTCTACGCCACAATATTACATTTACTGTAGAGTTATTATTTGGAATTAAAATCTTTCCTTTTCAAGAAATTTTAATCCAGAATTGGTTTGAAAATCATTACTGTATTTTAACTGCCAGCCGTGGCGCTTCCAAGTCATACGCGTGTGCAATTTTCTGCCTTCTCTATCTTATATTTAATCCCGGTGCGAAGATTATTCTAACATCTAACGTGTTCCGTTCATCCCGCCGATTGATGGAAACAATGGAACAGTTTATCAACGCTAAAGGAGCAGAACTTTTAAAACAATGCTATCCCAATGAGATTAGACGCTCTACAGATGCGTGGAGATTAGAGTCTAATGGCGGATTTATCCGCGCATTACCTTTAAATGATAAAATTCGTGGAGAACGTGCCGACTTACTTATTATTGATGAGTTTTTATTAATCCCAGAACAGATTTATAGCTCTATTCTATTCCCGTTCTTAACTGCTAAGAATAATATTCAAGACCAGTTGGAGATAGATGGTCTTGAAACGACAATGATCAAACTTGGTAAGATGAAAGAAGAGGATAGGACAACGCTAGAAGGAGACAAAAAAATTATTGCATTAACTTCGGCATCATTCACATTTGAATTCTGCTATCAGATACACCAATCATGGAGCGCCAAAGCTATTCGTCCAGACCCATCAGAAAGACAGAAATATTTCGTAGCGAGGTTGCCTTATTTGATGCTTCCCCCTCAATTGGTTGAAGAAACCGTTATTAACGAAGCAAAGTCTGGAGGCGAAAATACCCCATATTTTAAAAGGGAATATATGGCTATGTATATCTCTGGTTCAGACGGATTCTTCAATGCGAAGTGTATGAATGAGAATACCGCGCTATTAGGAGATTATCCTTGGGTTCAATTATATGGTGAGCGCGATAAAGAATATATTTTAGCGATTGACCCTTCGTTCTCTTCTGGAAAACGATCAGACTTCTTCGCTATGGGCCTATATCTTCTAGATTCGGCTAAGGAATCGCTTACATTAGTGCATAGCTATGCGGCGGCGGGTGGAGATTTGGACTCGCATATCTGTTATTTGCATTATTTAATTAAAAATTTCAATATCGTATTAATCACTGCTGATTTGCATGGCGGCGGCGGCGAAAACTTTAACTTTATCGAAACTGCTAACCAATCTCTTTTATTTAAATCTACTGGTGTTAAAATTGGATTTTTTAATGGAAGTTTCGATGAAAATTCTAATGATAACCGATTAGAGGAATACTGGTTGATGAAATCTAGCTATAATCAGACCGCCATGAACATTTGTTATACCCAAAGATTCCATAGCACCGAATGGCAGAAAAGAGCCAACGAATATATGGCACATGAAATTCAGAGGGGTAGATTATGTTTTGGAAGTAGTTTATTTAATAATGATCAGATTTTTAAAACCGTGCGTGACATGTCATTACCACAAAATTTAAAAGATGACAACAATAAGGTTTATGATATTGGTTATTTAGCTGAACGTCAAGACTTTATGATTCAAGAGACAAAAAATCAGATCATGTTAATTGAACCACGTATGTCTATTACGGGTGGCATTACTTTTGACTTACCAACTGCGGTTAAATCTATTAAAGGAGAAAAACGTGCAAGACGAGATAATTATACTTGCGCTTTAATGGCTTGTTGGGCCGCTAAATTTTATTTTGCATTCAAAAATCATGATACAAATACAGAATTTCAAGAGTGGACTCCCCGTTTAATCGTGTAATGGGATAAAATAATAATACAAGTTTAATAAAAATAGTGTAAGGGATTCAAAGATTTAATTTTATGGCAACGCGCAAAAGGAAAGCAAAACAAGAAACAACGTATAAGGATGAAAACGGAGAACTTATCTTCGGGTTCGCTGGTGATTCTTGGAGTTCAGAATTTGAACGTCCTAAATTTACTGCTAAAGGATCATATCAGGATATACCCTCTCGACTAAAGAACTTATTTAATGCGGGGGCTAAACAGGCTATTTACCCGATGATTAATACGCTGCCCCTTCCGTTTAATTACACGGGGCCATATATTGATATTGCAGATATTGTAGAATTGTGCCAAAAGGCTTATTTTGGTGTCTCTATTTTCCGTCAAACTATTGATGTTATGACAGAATTTTCTAATTCTCAAGTTTTATTTAAAGGTGGGACTACCCAATCTAAGGCATTCTTCACCGATTGGTGGGAAAAGGTTGATGGGTTCAATTTAGGAGATAGATTTTTCCGTGAGTGGTTTAGATCGGGCAATATTATTGTTTTCCGTTTAGATGCTGCGGCTCAAAGTGAAACAGTTAGAAAAATGCGTAAAGCATATGGAGTAGAAGTAAAGGCGGGATCAGTTGATATTCCATTACGATATACTATCTTAAATCCAGCCGAGTTAAGGCTATTAAGTAGCGGAAGTTTTTATAGTGGGGAGTATATGAAGAGTTTATCTCCATATGAAATAACTAAAATTAAGAATTTGCCTACCGAAGAAGCAATCATGTTTCAACCTAATTTGGTGAACGATTCTAATGGTAATACGGCGTTTTTAAAGCTTACCCCCGAACAAACGACCTTTATCTTTGCTAAAAAACAAGATTATGAGCCATTTGCCGTTCCGATGTTCTACCCTGTATTGGAAGACATTGATATGAAGCTTCAATTTAAGAAAATTGAGAAAATTGCTTCTAGAAGTGCCGAATATATTATTCTTTTGGCAAAAGCGGGTAGCGATACCATTCCAAATCCAAAAGCACTCGCCGCTTTACATGAAATTTTCAGTCAGGGAACTATCGGACGATTCTTAGTGGCAGATCATACTACTGAATTAGAGTTTGTTATTCCAGAAATTAATAGAATTTTAGGGCCAGAAAAATATCAGCAAGTTAATGATGATATTTCGGCTGGTTTAATGAATATATTTTCGGGTGATGATAAATTTGCTAATTCTGCTATTAAAACCAATATTTTATTAGAGCGTATCAATGAGTGCCGCCGTGCTTTCTTGGAGAACTTCTTAAATCCAGAAATTCGTCGTATTTCTAAGATTCTTGGATATTCTAAATATCCTACGGCCTACATGGGCGAAATTGATCTACAGGATGGAGTTAACTTTGCTAAATTGGTTGCCCAATTAATGAGCATGGGTTCTCTTACTCCCGAAGAAGGATTTGAGGCACTCCAAAATGGTTATCTTCCTACCGCCGAAGAGTCTTTAGAGAATCAAAAGAAATTTAAGGCCCAGCGTGATTCTGGATTATATGAACCAGTATTAGGTGGATCGAAAGACCCTAATGAAGCTGGTGGAAGACCAGTAGGTAAAGGTGGTAGCCAAACTACTAAAAAGGTTAAACCAATTGGCACAAAAGCAAGCGATGAAAGCGATAAATTCTTTTTCTCGTTATCTAAATTAGAACAAATAGTCACCGCATCTAGCGAATTACATAGCAAAATACAAAAATTAAGTAAAACCAAACATAAACTCAAAAAGTTAAACACCGCTCAAATTGATGCCTGTCATAGCATCGGAGAGTTGGTTATGATTAATGAGCCAGCCGATAAATGGTTAGATATCGCGTCGGAATATGTAGAAAAACCTAAAAAAATTGATAACGCTAAAGCCGATATTGTCGATCAGATTATGGATGGACATCAAGCAGATAGATATTCTGCGATATTGTTAAGCCATTGTTTGAGAGATAAACCAGAAGAAAATCATTCGAATGAATAATTTGATCGCATTAAAACAACTCCGAACTGGAGAATTGGCAGATTTTATAGGGCGGTATCTCAATGAATACTCGGTCGAGAATAATTATAGCTCTGGAATCCAAACGGGCATCAATTATCAATATTTTAATTTCTCCCCTATATTTTATTCTAAACCAATCATATCTACAATGATCGAAATGCCCGTTAATGGCACAGAAATTTATTTAAATATATTGAGCGGGATATCTGTTAGCGGGTTCTATTCTATTTGGAGCGCGCCCGTCTCGCAAACCGGTTATTATTTAAACGTGAGAGCTTCTGTATAATAAATAAATCTGATTTAAGTTCACACTTCGTTAAAAATGCTGTAAACTGTATTAAATTATCGCGTTATGGAATTATTTAAAACTTTACTATTGTTAACTGGCCAATCTGCCCCATTTACAGGAGAATGGCAAAATTCATCAAGTTCCCGCGATGTGCTTTATACCATTTATACAAGTGGAAGTGGTTCAATTATATTACAATATAAAAATCCATTTGGATTTACAAACGATTTAGACGGTATCCCATTTTATTCATTTTCAGGTCTTACTGGCGGGTATGCAAACCCCGCTTATTCTACTAGTCCCATGAATGATGTCAGGGCAGTCGCGAACGGGAGCGGGCAATTTTGGGCTAGCGCAACTATACAAAACTAATGATTAAACGAGCGAAAATAGCACTTATTGCGATATTGACACTAGCGGTTTCTAGTTGTAGCGGAATATATTATAGCAAACAAGATAGTCAGGCACTTTCTCGCGGAGTTTACGCAACAAAATCTGCAATTGAAGTATCTAGAGTTGATTTGGCTCAAAAATATATTGTAGATACTGCTAAAATTGTAGTCCCACCCGCTAAACCGATAGTCATTGCCCCATTAGTCAAACATACTAAAGACGATAAAGGGGCGGTTATATCTGAGCGTATTGTCGTTTTGCCAGAAGCTTCGCCAGTTAATACGGTAAGACTGAACTCCGACGAGTTTAAAGAACTAATTAAAGATAAGGAAACTCTCGCTAATTATGTTAAAGGCGAGGAAGTTTGGAAATCTTATTCTAGCGAAGTAGATACAAAATTAAAGCAAGATGCCGAAAATGCATTAAAAAAAGATAATTTAATCAAAAAACAAGATACCAAAATCAAATCTTTAGTTTGGTATCGCAATATTGTTTGGGGCGTAGTCGGCGGTGTTGGGCTTTTAATTGCGCTTTATATTTTTTCACTTTTAATCCGCGCTGGAATCGCTGGCGCAAAAGTAGTAAGTTAAACTTATGAATAAATTTATCACGATGGTTATTGCGGATTTTAATGCTATAAAAACTTGGGTTATAGCCCATCCGAAAGAATCTATTATGGTGGGGATTTTTATAGCGGGTATAATTATTGGGGGAATTTTATTTTAAAAGACTATGGCAATCGCAACTGTAAAAATTGATCAAATTGAAGTGGTAGAAATTATTGGTGGAAGCGGCTCGTCCTCCACTCCCCCCACAGCCATCGCAGCCGTAGCCAACGTGAAATTCGGCGCGGCAGCCGGAACTGGCATCACGCACGTCCTTCCAGCCTTACCGACAATCGGCCAGAAAGCGGAATACCTCGTCACGGCCAGCGGCGCGGACAGGACCATCACTTTCGACTCCGCGATTGTCGGCGGGGTGGCGCAGACGGTGGCCTCTGGCTCAACCGCGCAGGTCGTGCTGGAATATAACGGCGCGGCTTGGCAGGTGTTTGGCGGACTCACCGAAGCCCCCGCCGACAGCAAGCAGTATGCGAGGAAAAACGCCGCATGGAGCGAGATTCCGGCTACTCCTACGATTGTGTTGCCTTCCGGTAAAAACATCTTAGGGGATATTCCTGCTAATTGGGATTCCGGTTCTATGGACACAGCGTTGCTATTCGGTTCCTCCGTTATTACCTCGATAGGCAACTATGCGTTCAGCCGCTGCTCTGGCCTCACCAGCCTGACCATCCCGAACTCCGTCACCACGATTGGCAGCAACGCGTTCTACTACTGTTCTGGCCTCACCGGAGCCCTGACTATCCCGAACTCCGTGACCTCGATTGGCAGCAGTGCGTTCAACAACTGCTCTGGCCTCACCAGTCTGACTATCCCGAACTCCGTGACCTCGATTGGGTATAATGCGTTTGGCGCATGCTCTGGCCTCACCGGAGCCCTGACTATCCCGAACTCCGTGACCACGATTGGCGACTATGCATTCAGCAACTGCTATGGCCTCAACGGAGCCCTAACCATCCCGAACTCCGTAACCACGATAGGCAATGGTGTATTCAGCGGCTGCTCTGGCCTCACCGGAGCCCTGACTATCCCGAACTCCGTCACCACGATAGGCAATTATGCGTTTTACAACTGTTCTAGACTCACCGGAGCCCTGACCATCGGCAACTCCGTGACCTCGATTGGCAGCAGTGCGTTCAACAACTGCTCTGGCCTCACCAGTCTGACTATCCCGAACTCCGTGACCTCGATTGGCAGCAGTGCGTTTTACAACTGCTCTGGCCTCACCGGAGCCCTGACCATCGGCAACTCCGTGACCACGATTGGCAGCTATGCATTCAACAACTGCTCTGGCCTCACCAGCCTGACTATCCCGAACTCCGTCACTTCGATTGGCAACTATGCGTTCTCCGCCTGCTATGGCCTCACCAGCCTGACCATCCCGAACTCCGTAACCACGATAGGCAGCAACGTATTTGGCGCATGCTCTGGCCTCACCAGTCTGACTATCCCGAACTCCGTCACTTCGATTGGCAATGGTGCATTCGGCGGCTGCTATGGCCTCACCAGTCTGACTATCCCGAACTCCGTCACTTCGATTGGCGATGGTGCATTCGGCGGCTGCCAAGGCCTCACCAGTCTGACCATCCCGAACTCCGTCACCACGATTGGCAGCAATGCGTTCCAATACTGCTCTGGCCTCACTAGCGTCAACGCCTATGTAGCCAAATCCGTGTTGAATGTTTCCAACTCACTTTCGGGCACCACCGTCACCAACATCCACGCCCGAACCTCAGATGCTACATGGACCGCTGGCGCGGGACAGACCATCGGCGGAAAAACCGGAATCACCGTTACTAAGAATCTAACATGAGCAAACAACTAATACTCGTCTCCGGTCTTCCCCGTGCGGGATCAACCCTGCTGGTCAATCTTCTATCCCAAAATCCTCTGGTGCATGGGACGGCAACATCGGGGTTGCATGAAATCATGTATATCGCCAAGGGGTTCTTCAAGACTGAGGAGTTTCGCAGCATCCCGAACCCCAAGGACGGCGAGCAGCTGTTCCTCGACTACCACCGTGCGGGGCTGACTCACGCCTTTGACAATCTCACGGATCGCCCTGTTGTAGCCGACAAATGCCGCAGTTGGATTGGCAGCATCGGACTGGCATTGCAGATGTTCCCTGATGCCAAGATTCTGATCCCCATCCGTGACATCCGTGGGGTGCTTTCCAGCATGGAAAAGAAGTTCCAGCAGCATCCCGCCTTTCAGATGGAAATGTCCCAGCAGGACACGCAGATGATCCAGACCGTAGAGGGTCGCGTGAACTTCTGGCTGTCCCGTCCTCCTATTGGCATCGCCATTGAGCGCATCCATGAGATCGCCCGTCTCCACAAGGACAAGGTGCATTTCGTTCACTTCGAGAAACTCTCCCAATCCCCTGCCACGACCATGCAGGATGTCTGGACCTACCTCGGCATGGCACAGCACGAACACGACTTTGAGAACGTCGCCCAATACACCCACGAGCACGAACTCGGCTGGCCCTACGGGGAACACGAAATCCGCTCCTCGGTCGCTCCCGTCAAACCCGACTGGAATGAGACTCTTGGATACCAACTCTCTGAGCAAATCAACCAGAAGTTCGCTTGGGTCAACCAGCTTTAACCTATGAAATACGCCATCCTCGGCCCACAAATGGGCATCAATCGAGTCTCCGACACCGAACCGCAGAACGTTGGCGAACAGGCCACCGTTGAGCAAATCACTGACGAGCAAGCCGCGCAGGTGGAAGCGGGGCGCACGGCAACTCCGGTTGTGTTCTATTTCCTGATCGGAGGCGCACTGAAAACCATGGAGGAAAAGATCGCCATCGAACAAGCCGCCAGACTCGCGGAACGTGCCGCCACCATGACGCCGGAACAGAAGATCGCGGCGGGAGAGCAAGCGGTCGCCTCCGCTGGACTGACAGGATCAAGGCTCGTCACCCTCATGGACCTCCTGCTTCAAACCAAGGAGGCCAACGCACTAGCTGCCAAGCCGAAGCTGGTCGCCCTCTACACATGGCTCCAGACTGTCAAGGCGACAGCCCTTGCTGGCAGCGTGGTCTTTCCGCCCGCACCATACACGTTTGAGGAAGTCGTTTCGGAATAGAAGCCCAACCCCGATGCCCAACACGCCACGCCGCAGACTCAGCGATTATTCCAAAGACGACTTGGGCCAGTGGCGTTCTGACGTAAACACGCGCCTTGTCCACACGGACAATGCCGTGGGCGAGCTTAAAGTCGGTTTGGCCGAAACGCAACATGGCTTGCGGGATCTCATTGGCGCGGTGCATGGCTTGCGTCAGGATCTCGGTGCGCTGTTCAAAGATTCCAAGCGGGAGTTTCCTTTCGCAACGGTGATCGCGTTTGCCTCTCTCCTGCTCGTCCTCGCCGGAGGATACGCCACGCTGATGATGGTTCCGATCCGCGACCAGCAGAACAGCAACACGGCAGCCATTGGCGTCCTCGGAAAAAACGACATGGACAACGCTCAGTGGCACGGGCGTTTCGGCGCGAATGCTCTGTCGTTTATCCAGACAATATAGTAGGATTCAAATTAAAATATTATTAAACCACCGGATGTCATCTTTTTCGTTTTCAGATAACTTATTATAATATTTTTGAAAAATCTCGGGAAATAGTTTAGATGCTTCCGAAAAGCTCCCGATTATTAACCCATTTTCAAAGGTTTTAAGCTTAAAATATTTACAATTAAACCAACCGTTAAACGCAATAAATACATTTGTATCAATCTCAGGCACATCACATCTGAATATCTCTTCAAGGTTTATTTTTGCATTGACCGGACTGAACATGCAATTATAATTTGTTTTATAAGCCGAACTTATATTTGTATGCAGGTATTTCTCTTCAAAATTGTCTGAAAACCCTGTTTCCTCAAATTCTGCAATCGCTTTTTTCCTTTCTATATTGACTAATTCAGATGAATATTTGTTTATTTCTTCTAAATTATTATAATATAGGTTTAAAATAAAATCTTTTATATTTTGGTTGTCTGCCATCATCATTTTTCTAACTCCTGTTTGATCCATTCATACCCTTTTTTTTCCAATTCCAGTGCAAGCTCTTTACCGCTCGATTTGACAATTTTCCCTTCATATAAAATATGAACATAATCCGGAATTATGTAATCAAGCAGTCTTTGATAATGAGTAATAACAATACATGCATTTTTTTTGGTTTTCAATTTATTCACACCATTTGCAACAATCCTTAAAGCATCAATATCAAGTCCTGAATCGGTCTCATCAAGTATAGCTAATTTTGGTTCAAGCATTGCCATCTGGAATATTTCATTTTTCTTTTTTTCTCCTCCCGAAAATCCTTCATTTACCGAACGGTTTGTCAGCTGGGAATCAATTTCAACCATTTGTTTTTTTTCTCTCATGATTTTTAAAAAGTCAGATGCACTTAAAGCCGGTAGTCCTTTGTATTTACGATGTTCATTAACTGCGGCTTTTAAAAAGTTAACCATACTGACACCTGGTATTTCAACCGGATATTGAAAGCCAAGAAATATGCCTTCTCTCGCTCTGATTTCCGGTTTCATATCAAGAAGATTCTTCCCTTCAAACAAAACCTGGCCTGAAGTTACATTGAATATTTCCC